TCTGCCAGCGGTCCTACAATTCTTAATTTTATATCCTTGTAAGGAATTGCAATCTTCTTTGTCATTTTTCTCCCTTAACTCTCTCCGAATTCCTTTTTACCAAATTGACCGTTTTAGCCCACGAGCAAATCCTTTCCTTTTATCAATCCGAATTTATCACTTCCAACCCTGAGAGAGACTATCCATAAATCAATTAAACCAACCCAATCCCTTTTAATCCACTCCACACCCTTTACCACACCAGTCCTTAACTCGCTTGGGTTGAGACAGTTTCAAAACTGACTGTCGTTCTCCAATACTTTATCTTTTGGTACAAATTGAAACCATATGATGGTCTCATTGTCCGACTCTCTGCATTAACGTACTCTATTATCCTTAATGGAGTACCTGCCACACTTAAACCCGTGTCTTTCCTATAACCTAAAGAGTAGTCTTTTATAGGAACAGCATTATTCAATGCTTGGAAAATTCTGTCTGCCAAATCGTCTCTTTGAACATCTGTTTGAGCAAATACATCTATAGACCAAGTACGTCTAAACCAACTAGCACCTAACTCACCAGCGTTATCATCAGACGTGACACCAGCTTCTACTGATACTGTAGGTAAAGTTAATGTACCATCTTCTATAGAGTTATATGGGTAACCATCAACAATCTTAGCAATATCACCAAGCTCAGTACCATTAATATCTAAAGTCTTTATGAAGAAGTAGACACTTAAATCCTCATTATGAAACTTTCCTGTTGCCATAAACCCTTCCTTATAGGAAAATCAGTACAAGAATGATGGACAACAATGTCCCAAAACACATCCCTACTACTTTCCATCCAAATCTTTTAACTTCGTCTTTCAACTCTCTAGCTTCAGCAGACGTACACAGACCACCATTTACGGACAGACATCCGAACGAAGCCAATATTACGTCCTTTGTGGTGCAACCATCAACTCCACGTTCCGCTAATTTGGTTATCGCTTGCTTAACTGCACTTTCTAGTATTCCATTATTTAGAGTATTGTCCGCCATCTTACCTTTCTCCCTACTTCGGTAACCAACCGTGCCATTTTTTCATTATATTTCCAGCGTTTGATAAGATAAATCCAGAACCCATAAAACGGTTGCCAGACATCTTCATAGTATTCTCAAGTACAAAAATAATGTTACCTGATTTAGCAGTCCAAGAGTAGCCGCTCTTAACAGAACCACTAACATTTAATGTGTCAGGTGCTAGTGTCGGTGGTGGCATTGTCGCTATCAACGCTTCAACAGACCTAACTACCTTATGATAAGCCGCACTCATTTCTCTATTGTAAACTGGTTTGAAGTCTCTTAGAGTATGCTTCCCAGGATGTGTGGGATACGCAGGGTACATATCGTTTCCCTCTTCAATAAGTTCTGCAAAAGGAGCAATACTTCTGGATACCATTAAATCCAAACGTCTCCTTAACGTCTCACCAATCCTGTCATCCTCACCCCTTAACCATCTATTATAGAGAGATGCCCAAGCTCCTAAATTACTTGGACCTTGCGATGGATAAACCTCTTTTTGTATCTCTATGAGTTCCGCCAATCCACCCAACAAATCAGTATCAATGAATCTAGCCTGAACAAGTTTCTTTCCCCACTCTACACCAACGTGTGCTGGTGAAGACAAAGCAAGCTCAAGTGCCATCCAATACTCTGATAGCGTAGTATACTCATCAATATCAATCAAATCCCTATGGAAAGCTTCCTTAACTAAGGAATTTAGTCTCAATGCTGTAGCCTTAACTTCAGTCTCTATTATTGCCACAACCCTAGGATATACAGTGCCATAGTATGGATTTGCAGGTGTAACACCAATATAATTAAGTATTGCTTCAGGGTAAAATAATGATATGTTATGGGAAAATCTTGGACCCCACATTATTCCTCTTCTATGCCTTCTACACTGATGCCCACAACTGTGAATATGCTTCTTGTAAACCCATTCATATTGTCAAGAACAATCTTCCTCACCTTCTTAAATAACTCAGGGTCGTGAATCTCTTCTTCAAGGTCATTCAGTGCCATAGCACAGTATCTCTTCTTTCTCTTGTTTATAAGCTTAACGATTTCTAATTCAGTTAAACCTTGAAACTCTTTGTTATTAACCATTCCTAATTACTCCTTTCCCCACTCCCTGCATACAAAACGGATGCGGTCACGTGTAGGGACTCCTCTATGAATCTCCCTGTAAATTTGTAATTTCCTTGAATCCGCTATAACGTGCTTTATCTTTACGATGTTAGCCTCAGATATAGCGTTAATGTCAATTGTTATGTAACAATCACCCTCTGGAGTAGAACCACCCACACCAAAATCTGGTTCGTCTTGAGTTCTCCACCTTACGTGAGCAACTACACCAGAATAAACGTCATCAGTTATCCAATATTGACCAGAACACACCGTGCAATAGGGATTAAGACTGGCTTCATTAACACCATCATACTGGTCTAATCCGCTACAAACTGGACAAGCAGTAGGGTCACCACGAATTACAAAAGTAACCGTTTGACCTATTGCATTTCTGATTGCGTCCTTAGTTGCTTTAGTTGCTGGAAAGCTTATCGTCATCTGTTTTTACCTCGACTGCTTCTTTAGTCTCCTTCTCAGCCATCTTAGCTTTGAGTTCTTCCTCGGACATAGAAGGTATTTCCAGAGTTTTTGTTGGTAGTTCAAATTTCTTTGACAACGAATCACCAGTGTCCAGCATCTCCTTAATTATAGTGTCGAATTTATTAGCAACGTATGTCCAAGTAAACTCTTCACGATGAACATAGTCATAAGCCTTCTTAGCGTAATCTTTAACCTTGTCTCTATTGTGATACAGGTCATCAAGTATTGATGCTAAATGCTCAACATTAATAATGCCACCCTCAGTGTTTATACCACCAGTCAAAACTTCCCAATGGTCTATATCAATAAGAGGTGCTTTGCCTTCCCAAAGTTCTTTACAAGCGGAATGTGCAGGAACAATCTGTGCAACTCCACAAGCCGCACTTTCAAAGGGACTTAAACCGAAACCCTCACCCATTGATGTCATAACGTGAACATCAGCCACATTATAAATCTTGTTGAGCATAGACAAGGAAACACCCTGTGCAGGAGACAGATTACGTTGGTCGGTGATTAAAAATCTGTCATCAATACCCCATCTCTGAGCCAAAGATACCAAATTCCACCCTAAGTCTCTTATTGCTCCGTGATAGTAGAAATTTACGTTATTTCTATCGCTTGTTGAGAGTCTACCTAGCCATATCTGCATAGCTTTGAGGAACAAATCAAGTCTTTTTCTAGGTTGATTCCTATTAATGTTCTGAATAATAAAAGCATCTTCAGGAATATTTGCCAAGAACTTTCTAGCATCATCAATAGGGTAAAACTCATCTGTGTCTACAGCGTGACCTATAATATCAATAGGAACTTCACGAGCCGTTTGTATACCCTTCTTAGCAAATTCAGTATAGGTCGTTATCCTAGCATTGACTCTTTCCAAGTTGAAAATCCATTCTGGTTGAACGGGTAAAGCATCAACTGGAGAATATGTCAAAATCCTGTTGTTCTCAGGAATCTCTTTTACATACTCAGAAGCTATCCACAAATCATTGTTAATCAGGATGATGTCTGGTTTCTCTTTGGAAACAACTTCTTGTACCCTGTTAAATCCATAAACGTTCCCACTCGCTTTAGCAGGATATATTCTAAACATTCCTTCATAACGATGGGGGTCACCGATTGGGTGATTAATTCCTAAGACTGAAACGCTATACTTACCAGTTTGATACAGACTCTCTAATACACCTTGTGCAACCCTTCCAAACCCTGTGCTTACTGCGGGGCTGTCCCCCACCCAAAGTAGTTTAATTTTTCCATCCATAATCCAAACCTCTCCTTAATTTATTTATATCCTTCCTAAACAGAACATCTAAACTGTGATTCGTCATAAACTCTTTAGTCTTGTGTTCCTTATCATTTATGTCACACTTTATCTCTACCCACTTATCAAAATCTGGTAAGTAAAAATCTGGAATATAATTACAGTGAGACAACTTGAACACATTTGGTTCGTATTCCCACTTTAACCCAACAACATCACACCACTCCGCATAGCGAATTTCACCCTTTGACCTAAACTTAACTCCATTGTAATAGCAAGTATGGTTATGTTCTTGGGGTGGAATTTTATTTTGGTCTAAATTAGCACACCGAACACTACAATACTTGTGCTTACCGTTTAATACTTCTTTATGTGGAACTAACTTAGTACCTCCACAATACTTACACACAATCTCAACCTTGCCACCATCAACCGCATTGCGTGATAATTGATAGCACCTTCTAGAACAATACCTGAATGACTGATTTTTATTATCATAAACAGTCTTGATTGTACCGCATTGCTGACAAGTAAAAGTTGTTTTACTCACGACTCTCCCTACGAAGTTGTCACTACTTTGCCATCATCATCAACTTGGACAAATTGATACTTACCATCAGATGTCTTGCCAACAAGCAAAACAACCTTGGTGTTAATATCAAATCCTAACTCCTGAATAGCCGCTTTTAGTTCTGCTAATGTCATTGCCGCCATATTTATTCACCTACCACGCTGTTCTTTTACCACCTATTGCTCTAGGAATATTTATCATCTCACCAGTATTCTTAACCACAACCACCAAATAATGCGAATTACCGTGAAACTTTAATGGTACACAAGTAAAACCGCTTTGAAAGTTTGACTTTGGTGCGTCATACTTATAATAGAACCTGTTAGGTTCGTGAAGATGTCCTGAGAATACGGCTCTTAACGTGTTCTTAATATACTTATCACCAGTTTTAGTGGGATTAACCCAAAATGGGTGATGAGAAAATACTATGTGGTACTTATTGTCATTAAGTTTCTCTAACAACCACTTGTGTTGTTCGGGGTCTTCTTGTTCGAGAACATCTGCCCAACCAACTGCAAATCTATGGTTCATAAACGAGGTGTCCATAAGGTCAATAGAAAATCCATTCAAGTTTATTGAACTAAATCTTCTATCACCGAAGAACTCTTTCCACAAATCCCCACTATCGTAATCACCAGGGATAACCACTACCCGATGCTTGATTTTATTTAGCGTATCTGACGCTACTTTATAAAGTTCCTTATCTCTGGACTGCACGGTATCACCAGTAACTACAACCAAATCCGCTTCCTCTCTATTGATAAACTCAACCATAGGTTCAAGCAGATTTCTATACGGTGTAATATGCAAATCAGAAATTTGTATCAGCTTTAATGCTACCCTTTCCTTATCTTCCACAGTTCCTCTCCTTTATACAATCTATATAAAACGGTATCAAGCCCATACTCGATAGCGTGATTAAAAATATCATTTAATCAAGTATTGAAGACATTCATCCAATACTTATCATTAACTCCTTATTCCCAATCTTTTTCCCAACCCTTCAATCTACCATACTTGGCTTTGGCTAGTTTTATCGGAAATAACTTGTCAAGCTCATCTATATCATCCTGTAGTGTAGAACTCCTTTGTCTTGCAGACTCAAGGTTAGAGTATGAGATTTCCTCATCTCTCCAAGATACCGCACTACCTGACTCGCTCCATTTTGTACCACTCTTTATCAAAATAGAAGCTTGAAGAACAACCGCACGTTCGTCTTGATACTGAATAACAGGTGGTTCTGAAAAGTCAAACAAATACTCGTTATCGTTCCTGACAACTAGGTCTGGAACACTATCCACAGTGGCAACACGATACCTGTTGTTCCATCTATTTCCTAAAGCTTTGATTGAATCAAGAAGGAAACCAGATAAGACAACATCTGTATACGCATATGGTTCTGTATAATCACTTAGTTGCCGTCTAAGCTGTGGTATCAAGTATGCTAGAGTCGTTGTTTCCATCACCTGCTCCGATGGGGGCTTAGCCCCCTGTTTTTATACAGTGCCGCCAACTTTAACGTCACCAATCTGAGTCACACTAGGTATAGGTTTGCTATCAAACTTCTTCAAAGCTTCCTGTAAAAACTCAACGGTCTTTACTGGTTTATTATCAGCTTTTGCGAATGCCAGTAGTCTACCAACTGGGACAGGTGAGGTAAATTCTTCTACTCTCTTCTTCATCCTCATAAAAGGTTGCTTCAAAAGGTCTTTCAAGTAACCGTCACTAACCGCATTTATCTCATCTAGCGTCATCTCATACCCCTCTGTGATTTCTATAAGGTAACCATTGACGACTGCGGCTTTATTATTCTTTATGAAATACTTCTCAGCTTCCTTGTCATAAACCTCAACGGTGACTTTTTCAATTTCTGCTGTCGCAGGGTCACCCATTAACAGAAACTCATCATACTCACCCCTAGAGTTGATATACCTACCACCAACAGAGCCTTTAATAGCCTTCTTGAATACTTTTGGATATTTTTCTTCCATATCAATATCTCCTTTATATTTTTATACTAAGCTTCTGAACCTCTCATCCACCTAGTTATATTAGTTAGGGGAGAGAGTGTTAATCTCTCCCCTTTATTTCCGTCTTTACGTCTCGTCAGTTCTGATAACTGCTACGTTTTCCATACGGTCAAATAGCAGACCAAATTGCTGATAGATTCTCAAGTGCCAAGTAGGCGGAGCGGTAACCATATCAGTCCACTGGTCTTCTCTTACGTCACCGTAAGTGATAAACTCACCGCAATTGTCACCAATTACGACAATGAGGTTATCCTTTATCAAACCGTTTCTATCGTATGGGTTATCATAAACTTGCTCTAGGCTGATGAAGTTTGCACCGTAGTACATACCAAACCAACCAGTTCTCCTAATCTCTTCAAGAACTGAAGGAACAGGAACTAGAGGTGCAGTAGATTCGGTAGCACCAACAGCGGCTCTGTATCCAGCGAACTTGGTAATAGGAGCAAGAGCGGTTCTTCTACCAACCACAGCCTTAACACCACCCGCAACATCAGCAATATTGTCAATAGCTGTCTCCAATGTGCTTCTAGTAATAGGTGATGCAACATAGAAGAAGTTAGTGCTATCATCAATAGTAGCCAATGTGTACAACGCATTCATAACCTTAACAACGTAAAAGTCTGACAGTTTTGCCATCATCTCACGTCTTATTTCGTCAACAGTGCCAATTTCACCTGACTCTACCTCCCACTCATTGTGGGAAACTTCAGCGTATGCAGTGTCAAGATTGTAAGTTACAACCTCTTTAACTGTGATTTGGCTTGCAAGAGTGTTCTGACCAGGAACTAACTGTCTAACTTCAATACCCCTACGTACTTTCTTTACAAGAGCATCTCCAGGGTTAAGTGTCCTTGTATTAAGGAACATACCCACGATGTCCTGAGTAACGTGCTTAGGGTCTACGTACTCGACAATAAGTTCAGCCAGTGCTCTTTTATCATTCTTAGCTATTTGAGCATAAGCTTCCTTAAATTTTGTTTCGTCCATTATTCTATCCTCTAATAAGTGGGGAGAGGGAATTACCGCTCTCCCCTACTCCAATATTTTTATTGTTCAGTCTTAATGGTTAGCGTACCCTTAGTAGTGTTCTTCTCGAAGCAGATACCAACCTTTGCGGTGTCACCTGCATACCACAAACCACCAGTCTTTACACTAATCTTCGCACCAATTGTAAAGGTTGACAAAGCACCAGAGTAGCATCCACTTGTTACAGTGTAAATACCCTCATCGTATGCCAACATCAACGCACCACTTGGGATTGTTGCATCTTCCTTTAATCTAGGTACGACCATTTGCAACGTAACATCAGCAGGTAGGTTCTCTTCACCTTCAGAGAATTCTCTGAGAGTATAAGGAACTGCTACGCTACTTTCATTGTTAGCAGGAAGCGTCTCATACAGAGGAGGTTTCTCATTGTACACACGAAATGCGGCTACGTACTTAGCATCAGCATCATCATCTGATGTAGGTAGTGACGCACCCTGTAATACATTGTAGATTCCATCCTGCAACGCAGGGTCAGGGTCAGCGTTGCCACCCAATATTCTTGGGCTGTTTGAGGCGGCTCCAAGTTTAACAGCAAGTCCTGCCTTGATGCTTTCTTGTGCTATACAAGGTATAGCTGTACCTCTAAGTCTAATTTCTACACCCATTAGATTACCTCACTATTTATCCTTAGCCTGTTTGCGTGCTTTCAATGCGTCAGAAACCACCTTTCTTGCGTCAGGTTCGTCTTCACCACCAACAGGGGGAACTTT